CCCGTGGCGCTGGCGTACGCCTGACATACCCAGTTACACCAGGAAACCCATGCACGCTCATATTCAGCCAGCGCAGTATCGACAACTTCATCCTGGAAGGAGCAATAGCTAACCCGGTAGAAGGAAACAACCCAATGACGTCTATCATCCGTTGCATGGACCTGACGGACGCAATGTGCTTCCCTGGTGTCATCACAACAAAGGATCCAGTGGCCGACTACGCCACTGACGCAATTGAACTCAGAAGCGATGACGGGAAAGTAAAAGTTTCGGTCAAACAAGATTCATTGACATTGAAACAAGATTCTGCTACAATATCCCTAAGTGGAGGAAACATAGACATGACAGCCGGAACAATTAACATCACAGGAACGACAGCAGTAAATATTACAAGTCCGGCAACAGCCATCGGAACAGTAACCACTATTGACGAAAAACCGTTCTTGTCGCACACTCATAGCGGAGGAACAATCCAAGGCAACACGGGAGGTGTTAACTAATGGCTGGATACCTTGACATAGCAATTGACCCCACGACAAACGACATTGCACACGAAGATGGGCTTGTAAAGTTCTGCACAGGAGAAGACGAAACTATACAGCGTGTCAGAACGTGCCTGCGAAGAATAGAAGGAGAATGGTTCCTAGACATAGACGCAGGACTTCCTTACTTTGGGGGGCAAATGCTTGGTGGGAAGGATCTTGAATACGTCAAAATGCTTATAAGAGAAGAACTTCTTCTTATAGAAGGAGTAAACAAGATAACAGAAATAAACATACTAATGGACAAAGCAACAAAGAAAACATCTGTCTATGTTGAAATAGAACTCAACAAAAACGTGTATAAAATAACGGAGGAAATATAATGCCAACATACGGAATGACACCAGAAGGATTTATCCCCAAAAGACTCGCAGATATCCTGGACAGCATTACCACGAAAGTCCGGAACATCCAGCACCCAGTGACAGGGGAGTACCCGTTCATAAACGAATCGGCAGATTCAGAACTCGGCCAATTCTCCCAGATTATCGCCGAAGAACTTTCCATTGTGTGGGAACAAGCCTACCAGGCAAGCGTACAGTTCGACCCAATCAGCGCCAGCGGGTCAGCACTGAGAAGCCTTGTTCAAATCAACGGAATCACACCTTCGTACGGTGCCAATACAGAAATATCAATGACGCTCGGTGGATCTTCAGGAACAGTAATACCAAAAGGTTCTTTGATAGCAAATCAGGACGGGACAGAAGTTTATTCAACTGTTGAATCAGTAACAATCCAAGACACAGGAACAGTGACGGTAAATGCAGTATGTACTGAAGATGGTCCAAAAGAACCAGCAGTAAATACGATTATATCAATTCAAACACCTGTGGCTGGTTGGAACACAGCAACAAACACATCCACCGTTGCTGTCGGAGATACAGCGGACACAGATGAAGAACTTCATATAAAGCAACAGCGTGCAACATCTGCAACCGCATACCGTCAGGTGGATGCCATTATCTCAGGAATAATGAACATTGACGGTGTAAGATTTGCAAGGTTGTATGTTAACAATGAAACAACGACAGATTCAAGGGGAATTGCCGGAAAGACACTGGCACCTGTTGTTGTAGGTGGAACAGATGAAGATATTGCAAACGTGCTTCGTCTAAAAATTGGCGCAACAGATAACACGCAGGGAAATCTTCAAAACCCGATTACGTACACTGGTCCACTTGGGGATACACAAACAATTGATTTCTACCGACCTGTATCAGTTCCAATATACATAGAAATTGACATTACAATTACAGATGGTTCTTTGTGGGCAATTGCATCCGAAGACGACATAAAGCAAGCAATTGTGGATTACGCAGAATACGACCAGAGTGGAACATACGGATTCCCACCTGGTGGGGACGTATTGCTTTCAAGGCTATACACACCAATAAACTCTGTTCAAGGGTTCTCTGTGACATCGCTGAAGATTGGAAAAACATCCGGATCATTGTCTTCAAGCGATATAGAAATAGATTGGAATGAAATAGCCACGTTTAAAAAAGAAAACATTACAATAAATGAAACCGTTCCGAACTAAGGAGAATCAATGGGAAAAAATAAAAAAGTAGACACAGCATACTGGGCATTGATTTTTACATTGGTGGGGGCATTGTTCCGTCGTGTGCTTGGAACTTCTATATACATCGGAAAATGGAAAGTCCACAGGATATATAAACTAATCCTTTTGGCGTTTCTCTGTATGTCAATGTACTGGGCCGGAGGTTCTTTCCCAAAAGACACAATTGGATATTTTTGTATGGCTTGGGCAATAGGATGGACAATAAGATACAATTCACACTCCCATGGGGACTATTGGATTCTTGACGACACAACACCGGACGAAGGACGGTGCAAGTTGGTCGATAAAATACTCCAACTAATATTCGGAAAAGGAAAGTATTATAACTTTGCAGGAAACTTTATAGGGCTGACTCTCGGATACCTTGTTCCAGCATTGCTGGCCAGCATTACAATGCCACACCATTGGTTTTGGGTGGCAGGTTTCACAGCACCAATAGGATATACATTGTGTGAACTTGCCTTAGGAAAAGAACGAAACACAGAATACGCAGAATATCTAAACGGTGCTATGATGTTCTTGATATTCTATTTAAATGTGGTGGCATAAATGACAGCGACAGAATTAAAATTTGATGACATAACATTTGACCTGAAAAAAATATCTGAAAGCAGGATTCTAAGCCAATACTCGACTAGTCCTCTTTATAAATTGCTTCTCGGTGTCTATACAAGTGAAATCCAGGAACTGTCGGATGCGCTTACTGATCTTATAAAATACAGAACCATTGCCTTTGCAGGAGGGAAAAATCTTGATGTATTGGGCAAGATAGTCGGAATGGATAGAAGAAATTATAACTATGACTCAAACTATTGGTTCGCACCAGAAATAGAAGGAGTATCACCGGATAACGGACACTGGTGGGTAATGAACTATCCGCCGGCGGTGTTTGAAGCAATGGACGACATTACATACAGGAAATGGATATGGATGAAGGTTTTGAAAAATCATAACAAGTTCTCATCAAAGCCAGAAATAGAGTCAGAAATACTTGAAGGTATAGAAGAAGTCGTTGGAATACAAAGAACCGGAATGATAGAACAGGATTTATACACAACGACAAGTATATCAACAACAAACAAGAATATGCTTTCATTTGTAAAGGACACCCAACTAACAGACAACCAATATATGTTCTCATATCCAGCGGCTACAAAAATTGGAAATGTTACATAAAATAGGAATCTTGACACAATGAAAAAAATACTGTAAAATATAAACAGGAGGAAAAATGACAATACCAAATAGAACAGTTAGTATTACTGGCGTTTTTGCTGCAGACGCAAGCACAACAATTCCACAGAACCCAGTTCCAGGAGCAAGCTACCGTGATACAACAATGACGGGAACCATAATCCGTGAAGGATGGCCATTCAAAACAATCGTCGATTCCTCAAAATTTAACCAGGCAATGTATGAATACACGTCTGTAACTTCTCAGGTCGAAAAATACGGATTTCTTCCGTGGTCAAATCAAACAGACTATGAAATGGGATCCCTTTGTCTTGGAAGTGATGGAAAAATTTATCAAGCAAAGCAAGCCACAGGGCCAAGTACAACAGCATACGATCCAACGACAAACAGTGCAGTATGGAACCGAATTGTTTGGGGTGTAACGGAGTTTTTGTTTCATCACGTTTGGTCAGAGTATATTCTAAATAAAATGGATTGGTTAAGAGCTGATACATTTAGCTGGCAAGATGGAACTTTTTATACTGAAGCATATAATCATTTAGTAGCAGATTATAATGGTGGAACATCCACAACAGAAACAGTGGGATCTTATACAATTGCTTATGTCTTGGCTACTGACGGTCATAAGATTACGACTGACGAAACAACTGTATTGAACATCTACAACGAATCAGGAGTAGCTTGGTATTATATCCTAGACACAACAAATCAAAGATTTAAGTTGCCGAGAACAAAGTATGGATTTGTTGGATTAAGAGATGCTGTTGGTAATTATGTTCCTGCTGGATTACCAAACATTACTGGAGGTTTTACTTCTGATGTCTGGCCAAACCCACCAGAACAAACTGGTGCTTTTAAAAGAGCAAATCTTGGTCATAACATTGGGACTAGAAGCAGCGGCACTCTGTCATCAGATGGAAATGGTATTTTGGTAGAATTTGATGCCTCTGATTCTAATTCTATCTATGGTGCAAGCACTACTGTTCAACCTCCAGCGACACAAATGTATCTCTACTTCTATGTTGGACAATTCTCACAAACAGCCACAGAACAAACTGCTGGGATTACGACCGAACAATTAAACCAAAAGGTTGATATTTCTAGCCTTGTTCCTTGTTCTGTCGTTATTGATTCTTACGAAATCGGTTCTTCTTGGTATAGAATTTATTCAGATGGATGGGTTATTCAGGGAGAACATAGAGATGACTGGGGAGGAACAGGAACTTTTAACTTCTTGGTTCCATTAAGAGATACAAACTATTGTATCGTTTTTAATGGCAGAGGTGCAAATTCTACAAGCAATCTTGGTATAGACAGTTCAACGCCTCTTGGAATTACTTATGATAATAATGTTAACGCACTTAGTGGCGATGTTGTGATTTATGGATATAAAGGGCAATGAGAACAATAACAAAAGAAGAAATTATTTACTGGAAAACATTGGAAGAAACGAATGTCCCTGGGGAATACACCATAAACATTCCGTATGACTGCCTGTGTAAAATATTGATTATCGGAGGTGGGGGGGATGGTTCTAAGTATACGTGGTCAGCAGGAGGAGCTATAGCTGATGAATACGCAGGAGGCGGTGCTGGTGCTGGCATTACTGGGATATTCCAGATAACGAGTGGAAGCTATCAACTTGTTGTTGGGGATAAAGGACAAGACACAATATTTTTGAACCAGGTTGCAGGAAAAGGGAATAACGGAATAACGGGTGTTGGTAATAGAATAAAAGGTTCTCCTGGAGTCGCCACAATTACTATTGGAGGACTAACATCCATTATAAATGATGATGCAACCACAACAGAATACAACACTGCATATGGGTGGACTGGCGATAAAATAGGATATGGTGGATCATCTCCAAATGGAATAATTAGGGACGGAGATGGTTCTGGTGGAACAGCCACATATTCAGACAGAACAGGAAAAGCCGGATATGCAAAGATTGACATTGTATCAACTTCAGAAGATTATAGTTATATTGAAAAAAAGAAAGTAACTTGTGCTAGTAAAATTGAAGACGAATATTACTTAGTTAAGGATTTTTGGAACAAACGGAGGTTTTAGATGATTATTTACAAAAAAGATTTAACAAACAAAACTTATGCCGACCTTGCAGTATATTGCAATCAAAATGAATGCCATATTGAAGATAAGGGCGATTACTTGGAAAGTGTTCCAAACGAACGTCCAGCACCCACCAAAGAAGAACAACGTCAAAAGCGTGCAGAAGCTTATCGTGTAGAAGTTGATCCGATTACTTCGCAGATAAGTAGGCTTCGTGATGAAGAACAAACTTCTAAAATTATTGAAGAAATCAACGAGCTTTTAAAGAAAAGAAATGAACTAGTTTTAGATATTCAAGAAAGATACCCATATCCAGTAGAGGAATAAAGTCTATATTGACAAAGATACCTCAATCTGTTATAATCAAAAACAGGGAAAACAGGAGGATAAATGTGCAGAAGTATTGATTTTGTCAAAAACAACATACAAACCATAATAACACTTGCTTCCATTGTTGGAATGGCTTTATTTTGGGTCTACACAATGAACGGAATCCCAGTAGAATTGGAAAAGCTAAAGGGAGAACTCAAAATAAACATTGAATCAGTAAATAAACGTGTCGATACAATAGACGAAAGAATACGGATAGCAGAACAAAACCTAGAAAAAAACAACACAAAGACAGATTTAACACTTCAGGCAGTTTATGAAATACGAGGTATTTTGCTAAAGAAATAGGAGAAAAATATGTATAAATGGGGAAAGGCATCAAGTGACAGGTTGGCAACGTGCGATAAAAAACTTCAGGACCTTGCAGATATGATGTTGTCAAGAAGCCCATTTGATCTAACAATAACGTGTGGATATAGAACGGAGCAAGAACAGAATGAAGCATTTGAAAAAGGAAAGAGTCGTGCTAAGTTTGGTCAAAGTAAGCATAACGTTTTCCCAAGTAAAGCAATTGATATATGCCCTTACCCGATTATTTGGGAAGGAACGGATCCACGCTGGACGGAAATGGCACTGAACGCAATGTGGTGCGCCGGAAGGCTTGGAATTGAAATTGTCTGGGGTGGCAGTTTCAAAAGCATAAAAGACCTACCACATTTTCAGATAAAGGATTAAAATGGAAGAAATATGGAAAAATATAGTTGGCTATAAAGGGTACAAGGTTTCAAATCTTGGAAGGATTTTTTCAGAGAAAAATGGTGGAAAGATTTTAAACCCAAAGTTTGATAGTAGAAAAAAGTATATGCAGGTAATGCTTGTCAATGAGGGAATTGCAAAGTTAGAGCTTGTTCATCGAATTGTCGCAAAAGCATTTATAGACAACACAGAAAACAAGCCAGAGGTAAATCATAAAAATTGTATAACTTATGATAATAGAGTTGAAAATCTAGAGTGGGTAACAAAGTGTGAAAATATGAAACACGCATACAAAATGGGAAAGTTGCACCCACCAACATATAAAGGTAAGTTTGGTAAAGAACACAACAAAAGTTTTGGATATAAACTTATTTGTCCTGATGGAAATACAAGAACATTCTTTTCGGGACTAGAGTTCCTAAGAGAAACTGGTTTGGACAATACTTGTCTAAGCTGGGCTTATAGGAAAAAGGCCTTGCCATATAAGTTTTGGCGTGGTAAAATAAAAGGGTATGTTTTGGTTGAAGCATTCCCATCATACAAAATTGAACTGAAAGGATAAAAAATGATCGATTTTATTTTAGAAAACTGGGAAGGGTTCTTTAAATGGCTTGGGGTTGTCGTATCTGTTGGCACATTAGTCGCAGGAGCTACTCCAACCACAAAAGATGACTCTATTATTGGAAAAGTCAAGAAAGTTGCGGACTACGTTTCTGTCGTGAATACTGCAGAAAATAGAGCAAAGTTGGAAAAATACGCCAAGAAGGGTAAATAAAAAGGACGGGGATTTCGGGCGAATATCGTTGGCGAATAACCCGACCCATACCTTTCTGGTGGCACACAAATCCCCGCCATAACAAAGGAGGAAAAATGAACTGTTGTTGTGATAAAAAAGAACAATGCATAACCATTGTAAAAGGAAACGATACAAACGCAAATGGAACACACTTGCTTTCTATCTACCTAACAGATCCTCTTATTGATTTGTCTCGTGCATCAGCTACTTTTACCCTCTGTGGAATAAAACAAACATTTTCAGACTTATCAGAAGGCGTAATAAACATTGATTATAGCAACCAGCAGACAGGACAAATGCCTCTTGGTATAAACTACGGAACTCTTAATATAATTGAAAATGGAGATATAATATCCACCATTGATAATATGATAGCGTTTAACGTAGTGAAAAATGTACACGGGGACGCACTTGGAACACAGCCATACCATTACACGTTTGAAGTAAAACAGGCAGGAGAAACAATCTTAAATGTTTCGGTTGAAGCTGGTGTAAGTGTTGAAGTGGGAACAACAACAACCTTACCAGCTGGCTCGGATGCAACTGTTGAGAATGTAGGAACACCAAACCACTTGGTATTAAACTTTGGAATACCACAGGGCGAAAAAGGGGAAAAAGGCGAAGATGGGGAACAGGGAGAAAAGGGCGAGGACGGTGCTGAAGGACCACAAGGACCAGCAGGAAAAGACGGTGTTGATGGAAAAGATGCAAAAATAAATGGAGTTAATACTCTTACGCTTAATGCTACAAATGGCATTCAGTTAAATCAGTCTGGGGACACTGCAAGTATTGATGGAAAGCCTTTGCAAGATGGTATATCTGACATAAATAGCAAGATTCCAAGTTCGGCAAGTTCTTCTAATAAGCTTGCAGATACTGACTATGTGAATAGTTCTATCAACAATATGGCGGCGTTTTATATTACATCAGATGTTTCTGGCGACCCGTTTGCTACAAGGACCGATTTAATTGCAGGTCCGTATTATTTTAGAGGACAACTTCGTGAGCCAACTCAAAACGACTATGCCTTGGTAACTGAAGATGAAACTCACGATGATATGACATCTCGGTATATGTATGACGGGACGCAATGGGTTTGGCAATACACATTGAACAATACGCAGTTCACACAGGCTCAAATAGATGCAATCAATTCTGGTATTACAGAATCGCTTGTAAATAAAATCGGTCAGAATGAATCAAGTATCACAAATTTACAAAATACAAAGCAAGACACCATAAATGATTTAGCAACAATTCGTTCTGGTGCAGCTGCTGGTGCTACTGCTGTCCAGCCTGCAGCATTAAATAACTATGTTCCAACGTCACGAACGATAAATGGGCAACCTTTATCCTCTGATGTTAATTTAGATACATTACCATCACAGACAGGTCAAAATGGAAAGTATCTTACAACAGATGGCACTACCCCAAGTTGGGGAACAATAAATGCGTTACAGAACAACACAACCCAACCCCAATCGTTGTCAATTTTAGGAACTGGCACATCTCAACAAGGGGCTATCAATATTGGGCATAACGCTTTTGCTTACGGCGCTCTATCAGTAAAAATTGGTACAGCTGGGTTTGCGAATACATTTAGTGTTGCTATGGGGGCAAGCTCAATTGCTGGTGGAAACGGGGCTACTAACTGCGTTGCGGTTGGTTATAACTCAGTGGCCACTAACAAAAACTATGGAGTTTCAATAGGTGCAGATAGTTATGTTAATGGATATGGAAGTATTTCTCTTGGTGGAAGGGGAACAACCCTAAATGAAGATGGTGTTTTTCAAGTAAATTTACCAAGATTAAATTCTGGGACGATTGAACAACATTCTTTCAAGTTGTTGGATTATACGGGGATAATTCCAGCAGCTCGTCACGCTGCATTACCAACCGCTGATGGAACGTACACGTTAAAATTGACGATTTCTGGTGGAACACCAACTTTATCTTGGGTGGCTGATTAAGAGGTAGATGATGGATAAAGAGTGTTCAACAAAAGCATTGAATGAGCTTATTCAGTTGTATGGATTGGATAACTTGCCTTATAATATAAGGGAAGAAAGAGAACTAAACAGATGGAGGGAAATAATGGCACAACAAAGATATGAACAGGACGACCTGCCAGGATACTTGGACGCAGAAGCAAAGATCAGGGAATCAGATATACCAAACGAAGCTATCGAAAGAAGAAGAAGGGCGCTTGCCATGAGGTGGTTTGGATACTATAAGAAATCGAACGACCCAAACAAGCGCTTTGATATTATGCGGCAATATAACGCCATTGCTTCAATGAGAAGCAGATGAATCTTTCGGCTCAATAACAGTAATATCAAGATCAGCACGGAACACTGACTTGTGGCAATGCGGACACTCAAAACGGACAGAACCATCGGGAAGATAGATATAACAATCATCGTTATAGCACCACTGGAACACACGACCACACGAAGGACACTTCTCTGTCATTTTGGAAGAAAGAATTAATTGACCAACCATACTCACTTTCATTAGATACCTCCTTTCGCAAAAGCCTCTTGAACTTCCATGGCAATAAACGTAACCCAAGAAATGTCATCGGCGATCTCAAACACATCGGCCCAATTCTGTTCCGTCATCTCAGGATGGTAATCCTCATCAATAGAGGCATTTGGATAACCCTTGACGTCCTCCTTTGCCTTTTCAATAGCTTCTTCCCAGCACAGATCTTCATCCCTTGCATTGAAGTAATCATAAGAATCAGGATGGCGAAGCATATCCTCAAAATAATCATCGGCCAATTTCTTGACGGTCGACCACACAACTCTCTTTAATTTTAAATTGTCCATAAGAACTCCTTTCTGTTACGGACGCAAGCACTATTGCCTGCGAGCGTGGCTATTGTTCCATATGAAAAAGGAAATGTCAAGCAAAAAAAATGAAAAAAAGTGAAAAAAACGCTTGACTTTGCCATTATAAACAATATAATAGACTTGTATCGTGGCGAAAAAACCACGCAGAACAACTAGAAAAACAAGGAGAAAACAATGAATAACGTAAAAGTAAAATATCTGAAAGAAAAACTTCAAGAAGCTCTGGAAAGACTCGAGGAGTATGACGATGACGCAAAAGTCTGCTACCAATGCAACACCTACGGGATGTCAGGATGGGTATTGGAAATCCCACACAAAGGATTCGTAAATATCATGGACATCGAAGTCCAGGACGAAGATGAAGACGAGGAGGAATAACATGGAAACACAACAAATCCAAAAAATCACGGACGCCGAATACTTCGGAGTCAAAGCACTGAGCGCAAGCCAGATAAAACAATTCGACAAGGGTGCATACTGGTTCTGGAAGTCCAGCCCATACAACCCGGACAAAGAACCGGAGAAGGAAACGGACGCACTTGTGTTCGGAAAACTCTGCCACTGCTTATTGTTGGAGCCAGCGCACTTCAAAAACGAATACGCAATAGCCGACTTCGGTTCAACACGGAAGAACAAGAAGTACGAAGCGGCCAAAGCAGAAAATCCCGGAAAGATAGTCATCAACCAAGAAGAACTGGACAGGGCCATGAAGATGATCCAGAACGTAAAGGACCACAGGCTTGCCAGTATGATCCTAGATGGTGCCACCGCAGAAATGCCATTCATGTGGACGGACAAGGAAACAGGAATTCCCTGCAAGGCAAAACTGGACGCCATCAAGCGCACAAAGAACGGGATAGTGGTCATAGACTATAAAACCAGCTCGGACATAGAAGGACTTCTCAACTGGCCACAAAAGCTCCAGTATCCGCTTCAAGCTGAGTTCTACAGCCGAGCGGTGGAAGCGAAATACGGTGAACGCCCGTGCGAGTTCGTCTTCGTCATCCAAAGCAACAAAGAAGGGGAAGAAGACATCGTCTGCGTAGCCAACGTGGAATACGAAACGCAGGAATGCGCAAAGAGCATTGTGGACACCCATATCAGATCCATCCAGGAAAAGCTGAAGGACTGGGATGAAACGAAGGACAACACAATCTGGGCCGCATACCCGAACCGGGTCGAAATGCGGTATAGCAACTGGTTCATGGAAAGGGGGGAATAATGAGAAAGTCAAAGAACCAAATCAACAAAGAAATAATCGAAAGCCACGGGTTCACAGTGAAAAAACAGAAGGACGGATGGGACGTTCACTGCTACACGCCAGCGGGGGAAGACTGGTGGCTGTTCTTCAGGAAGCTGTCTGACATAAAGGAATACGGATACAGCTACGACCCGGAAGAAGACTTTGAAACGCTGTACGAAGCAGGGCGCCACGGACTCCGTGGTGTTCCTGGACAAGGGGAACTCATAAAGGATCAGCTCTGGAAACAAACAATACTAAGACAAATCGCAACCGAAATAGAAGATGAGGAGGACGAAGATGACTGAAAAAGTAATTGACCTGAACATCTGGATAATCCTGAATGAACAACACAAAGTCGTTTGGGCGTGGGAACACTTCGGTGGATCCTTCACAAAGGGACTGGCTCAGGCACTAATGCACGCCGACCCACAGAACACGAAAAAGATCCACGACACATGGCCAGAATACTGGGAAGAAGCCCTGGATCAATACGCAAAAGCTTACCCAGTACAAAATCAACCGTTGTAGGAGGTAAAATGAGATATTTAAGCGTATTTAATACAGACCAAGAAATACTAAAAGCACTTTCAGAAATTCACTTAAAAGGGAAATGGTACGATTTAGACTGTACGTATTCAAAGGGAATATTCTACGAAAACATAGAACGACCGAAATATGTGAGCGATCTATACCCACAACATGAATACTGCATAAAAGACGATTCCACAAAACTAAACTGTTTTATGGATTACTCTTTGAAAAGTATCGTGTTTGACCCACCTTTCTTGTTTAGAAATAGAAAAGCAGAAAACAACGACAAAATGTGCGCAAGATTCACTTACTTCAAATCATACGGAGATCTATTTGAAATGTACCGAGAAAGCCTTTTATGCTTCAAAAGAAAACTAGAAAAAGGTGGATATGTTTTCTTCAAATGCCAAGACATGACAGATGGAAAGTTTTACTGCACACATACAGACATCATAAATTTTGCAAAAGAAATAGGGTTTGAACTGAAAGACATAGCAATAAAAGTGTCCAAATCAAAGCTACAACGGGACGCAAAGCAACAAAACTGTGTGGCAAAAGTCCATAGTTATTGGCTAGTTTTTAAGAAAGGATGAAGAAAATGCTTGAAAATAAAAAATTTATGGAGTATTTTATAAGTGCGCTTATCCAACAAAGGATAGAAAAACAACGCAAACAAAGGGGGAGAAATGGCATGGGAAGACCTAGCAAGGGCTGTGCTTCAGCAGGCGCTGGACGATGCAATGTCAAAAAAGACGTCAAGATTCAGAAAGCACAAAAATCCAACGGAGCAAGAAAAAGTAGAAGCAATAAGGTTTCTAAGGGGGACACCATACTACGCAGAATGGCTTGAATACTGGTGCCAATGCAGTGGAATGGTCGAAAGTTCGGTCAGGGCGATAGGCCGAAAACTAAACGAAGAAAATAATAAAAAAAGTGCTTGACTTCGCCTCTAAAAATTACTATAATCGCCAGTGTGTTCAAAACAGAAAGGAGAAAAAATGACAGAAAACACAGAAAAAACACCCGGACAACTCGGGACATTCATTGAAAGAATCGAAAGACTCGAAGAAGAAAAGAGTAATCTCTTGGCCGACATCCGTGAGGTCTATGCAGAAGCAAAGGGACAAGGGTTTGACCCGAAGGTCATGCGCCAGGTCCTCCGGCTTCGCAAGATGGATCCAGCGGACCGTGCCGAAACAGAATTCTTACGGGACGAATATAAAAAACTCATTGGAATAGCAGAATAGGAGGAACCATGGCAAATGAAATCCAAAAAGCAGTAGAAGAACAGAACGATGTGATCTCTCTACAAAAAAGACAACTGGCCGCCCTCATTGAAGGTGGATTCATACCGAAGGGGTGTAGCAAGGAAGAAGCATTCGCAAGAGTCGTTGCCGGAGCCAGTATGGGAATGAAGCCCATCCAGGCAATCAACGGAATTGCAATGATAAACGGAAAGCCGACACTGCACTCTGACTCTATCCCATGCACTGTGATGGCGTCCGGACTCGTAAACGGTATGAAATACAAATTCACAGGGGAAGGTGACACACTCGCCTGCACGTTCTACGTCCGCCGGAAGGGAATAGAAGAATACCAGGAATGGACATACTCAATGGAAGACGCCAAGAAGGCAGGACTGTTGTCCAACCCAGTGTGGCAAAAGCACACGAAAAAGATGTTGTTCAACCGTGCCAGAACATGGTGCTTCCGGAACACGTTCCCTGACGTAATCGGAAACGTCTATACACCAGAAGAAATCGAGGATGTGGACTTCGAAGAAATCAAGAAGGACCAGAAGCCAATCCACGATGATAGCAACGCCCAGGAAGAATACAAAGCACTTCCTCTGAGCGAACCGCCAGCGCAGGAAGAACCAGCGCCGGAAATGAACGTTCCAAGCAAGGTAGATCTTGCCAATACAGAAATGGTCGATAAGATCCTGGAAGAAGAACCGTTCTAAAATCTAGAAAGTTGGGTGGTGGGCCGACAGGCCCATTACCTTTTTTGGAGAAAAGCCATGAAGATGATAGAAATCAAGGACGGAGCCAGGACGATATACAAGCACGTCCCGGACGACTGGACACCGGAAGATGAAAAGCACAAAGACATCACTGGGGACCTGACAACGTCCGAAAGAAGAACAATGGGATACACCGACATCCCGGAAGAAAAATGGAATAAGATATTTGGGAGGAAAAATGAGAAAACGGTACGCTGAGGACGGAGTCCAGATAGGAATCGTCCGATACCTGCGCCTGAACGGTTTCCTATGCACATCCCAGGGCGCTGGCCTAATAAAGTCCATGAGGACGCAATTGACAGCCAACCGGCTCGGATATCTTAAAGGAAGCCCGGACGTCATTGTGTGGATCCGAGGTGGGACGCTGAATATCGAATGCAAGGCACCGAAGGAAATGAAATACAGTATCAAGACAGGGAAGATGGTTGTGGCCAACGCAGGAGGGCGCCAAAGCGACACACAGAAAGAATTCCAGGAAAATATAGTAAAGATACCTGGACACCACTATATCATCGCCAAGGACGTTCTGGACGTGAAGAAATACATAGAAGCGAACGGAATACAGCCAGCATAAGAAAAGACGGGGAAATCTGAAAACCCCGTCTAGTTGCTTTCACCATTTTACAAGGAGATTGTATGAAAAATCCAAAAGCAAGGATAATTATACACCAAAACAGCCCATTTGTCAAGGGGAAAAAAAAAATGCATTTTCTTGAAAAAAGTGGTTGACTTTCCTGTCAAAGCGGTGTATTGGTGGAGTCGTGGCGATTGGGCCACGAGGAATGTCATAGAAGGGAGCGTAAAAAATGACACAATCAGAAGAACTAGAACGAATAACCAAAAAGAGGGTTGGTCGCACGATGGAAGCACTAGAGCTTGCCGGAAGTAGCGAAACCCTGAAATCTGCTGTCAAAAAACAGATATGGGAATTCAAGAAGGACATCGAACGCAATGTATTAGGAATGGAGAGTAAAGATGCAGTACCAGAAGAATATAAAAATCATAATTGATAAGCGGAAGCTGGATGTCCTTGAAAGACTTGGTTGCCCAGATGAAAAAATAATCTCATTGATAAAAACAGGAAAATTCAAACCAACGGGGGATCATCTCATAGATGAAACACTTGAATGCTTGGTTGATATAAGAGAATTTAAAAACTGGGGTGGAAACCACAATCCGACAGGCAAAAACCAATACACGAAGGAAGCAAAAAGAGGACAACTTGATGGTCAACTTGACCACCAAGATGACGGTCAACTTGACGGTCAAGATGCAGGTCAAGATGTAGATATAGATAAAGATAAAGATATAGATAAAGATATTATTAC